GGGTCACTCGTAGAGCGTGGAAATGCCCCGATCAGTGTCCATCCGTTCCCATAGATGGTAATTTGGTTGCGCCACACATGCCGGAGGCGTATCCCCCCTCACCCGGTGACGTGATTGGAACCCGGGTGGGGGAGTATCTGGCGGACTCCGAAGAGATTAACCCGCTTGGGCCAGATTCCGATGTGAGTAGGGCGGACCGAAGCTTCAATCCGTCGAATGACAGATCCCTACACCGCCATGTTGCGCCCCTCATCCCCAGTCCACTTGTGCCAGCCGAGCCCAAACGATAGAATCGAGTAGGGCTGGCCGGGTGTCCTGAAGGAGGGCGACTTCCTGCTCCGCAGCCGCAATGTCGGGCCATGAGATTCCGTAGATCTGCATGACCATAGCTGCTGAGCGGTCTTTGTCGAGTGTGTGTGTGCCCGACGCCTTGACCCGTTCTTCCCACCTGTCCCTGTGGACGAGTGGTACTCTACCGAGGTGTGCCGTGAGTTCCAGAAGACGCTTCACCAGAGCGCGCACGCCTGGGACATACGAGACCGTAGTCTCAAGACCCAAGCACACGCCCCGGATGTGGCGCTCCCTTTTAGTCCCCTTGACGTCCTGGAGAGACCAGAACAGTTTGGAGAAAACACGGCCGGGTTTGGGCCCGAAGACCCACCCCCCACCCTCGACTGGCCACAGTCGGCCGGAACAGATGTCTACCTCAGCGAGGCTGTCGCCCACGGACAACTTGGTCCGCAGGTTGTGCCTGCCGAAGTGTGCAATGACACCTTGCGTGCCCCCCTGACTCGCCCACTCGGAGTCGGAGGTGACCAAGGCGAAGTCATCGCTCATGCTTAGTGAGCTGAAGTGTGAGTCGTCATGGTTGAGGTGGGGTTTGTCGGCATTGAGCCCGTGAATGGCCACCTGATTGATGGCTTCATTTCCGGACCCCGTGTCTCCATCCCCTGACCCAACCGTGGCGGCTACGCTGTACATGACTCCGGATTTCGATCTTCCGGTCTTCTTCGTCCTGGCTCTGGCGACCTCCAGCTGGGCTGGTGGTGCACCGGCCCGACGCTCAATGTCCACGAGCACCAATAAAGGTGCAACGCAAACACTGGCATCGAAGCGGCTGTGGTCGCCATTTGCCAGGACCACACCCTCGCCAGGTCCGCAGTTTGCCTTCGCCCTCTCAAAGGCTTCAACAAACCACTGGCCCACGTCTTCGGCCGACATGCCCGACATGTAGGCATGCGACTTCTTGGCAGACGCTGAGTAACGTTTGCCAAAGGCGTGGGTCCATGGACCGGTTGCGAGGCGTACGGGGAAACTCCGGCCCGTGATAATCCTAGGGTCATGGGTGGACCCGGAAGGGTTGAAAACGCTGTGCTTGACCAGCGTTTCACGTTTCACGAACGCTTCGTAAGCCAATTCACGCTTGGTGAACTGCCCGTACGGTCCGCTTTCGATGGTTGACTCGAGTCGGGCTCGAGTACTTCCACCGAAGCGGGAAAGCCAAATGGCAAGGGGTGTCGCCACCACCGCATCGCCCGTGATGCGTTGGAAAAGAGAGGTGGCCCGGAACGCAGCGTAGCTGCGGTTCCAAGCTGCCTTGACGACTGGGCTGCTATCGGGGTCTGGGATGAGAGGGGCGCGCAGAATGCGCCCGGCGATGCCTCTTCTCTCGTTGTGAACGCAACTGCGGTTCACGAACGGGAGGAAGCTTCCCAGAGCTGGCCCGATGAGGTAACAGCCCACAGTGCCCTTGCACTTGTCTTCATCCCCCCCCGACAGCGTGCCGCGTTCCTGGCAGTGCGGGAGGGGGTGGGCGCCGTCCTCTTCGTAACACGTTGAGAGGAGGCGGAAAGAACCATGGCGCCACGTCGAGGGGAACGTGGGCTCGCGCAGCAGTTCGTCTTGCCTGAAGACGCACGTGCTCGCTAGCTGTGTTGCCTTGCCAATAGACATCACCAGCCAATTGTACAGTGCGTGTACAACCACCGCTGCACGCAGTGGTATATTGGCAGCAATGCAATGCAACAGGGTCGGCCTGATGCTTTGGCTTAGCCCCACACACCAACCCGCTTGCCACACACGCCTTGCAGCCTCGAAGAGGATGATGACGGGGGTGACAGCGGGGTGTGCACGTCGGAGCAACTCCTCCAGAACCGGGGTCAGCACGATGTTGGCCAACCCTGCCGGCACGACGGCGGCAACTTCTGGTGGTGTTACAGGCACCCCAGCCACAACAGTGGCTAGACGCGAGATGCCTGCGGTGAGCGCTGCGATCACGGTTTGAATCCGGACAACCGGTTCCGTGATAACGTCCACCATTCCGATGGGTTTCCTGCGCCGGCGAAGCGTCCACCAGACACAGAAGGCCGCCACGATAGCGGACACTCCGGTGTAACCCCTGGATGGAGCTTGCCAGCTGTCGAAGAGGGTGGCTAAACGATCTCCCACCGTCCTGGAGCCCGGCAGCCAATTTGG